ACTTCCTCAGGCATGAGGCGCTCTACCACTGAGCTAACTGTCTCTCCATAATACGGTTTGCGAAATCTGCGGAAAGAGCAAAAGCCGCTGTTATGCGGCCTTGCCCTCAGAGACCAATGCTCTTCATCAGTTTGTTGAGTTCGTCCTTGGTGAGTTCCAAATCGACGTCCAAGTGGACATGCGTCTTGTCATCCAGAACCGTCGTGCGAAATCCGTTAAGCTGAACATCCATGTTGCAGCCCAACTTATTGCACAACGCTTTCTTGATGAACCTCGATGCCAGTCCAGTCATCCATTTCGATTCAATCTTCATCTCGTCCATACTCCTTAAACCCCTTTCATAGGTATTGGTATCCACAATAGGGGCTGCGAATTTGGCGCTAAATATAACGCCTGTCAAAGACCGTTTCCCACCGCTCCTTGGGAAGAGGCTTCATCTTCAGTGCCCACATGATTTGTCTGATTGTAACAGTGGGCCAGAGCCCGTCCGTACAAGCTCCAGCCCGCTTATCAAAAAATTCCTTGAAATTAGGATGCAAATATAAGTCATCGGTCAGCCAGGCGTCCACCTCTGTCCAAAACGTACTCTTCGTCTCCGGATCGTATCGCTGCTGTATCACAGCCAAACCCTCTTCGCCAATTTGGAACAAGGTGCAACTGTCATACACCGGATGATTGCAAATGTACCGTTTCCCATACATCGATAGATAGATTTCTGGTTTTTCATAGTGGTATCGCATGGCCGCCTCCAAACAAAAAGAGGAAAAGCCCCTGTTGGGACTCCTCCTCCACGTTGATAATGCTTTAGTCGTCAAACATCTTGCAGGATGCTTTGCAGTAGGGGTACGGGCCTCCGCACGCTCTGCATCCGGCGGGCGGCATGTCGTTCCTGAAGATCAGGCAGTTTTTACCTCTTTCGTCGAGCACGAGTTCCATTTCGTCCCCATCCTCGTACTCATAGTCCATCTCGTCAATTTCCCATCCACAGGACGGGCAGGTATAAATATCACATCCGCCTTCGGGATCTTCTCTGCGATCCATGACCGCTCCGCACTTGTTGCAGATTGCGTATCCTTTGTTCAGGTAGTCCATCAATTCGCTACCTGCCGGTTTGATAACCCTATTTTCCTTTCTGCGCACTTTCATTACCTCCTGTTAATTTGGAAGCAACCATATGTATTATACAGCACTTCCGGCATTAAGTCGAGAGATATAAAGAGCTCTTTGTCATCTCCTTTCCATAAAGCGCCCTGCAAAATCGACGAAAAAAGCGAAGAGACCGTGTTTTTCACACGACCTCAACGCTTGTGCAGCCTTAACTCTTCCGCGTAGGCTTAAAGCGGTTGAACAGATTCTTGAATGTCTGCGAGGTGAACGTTCCGGTCTCCTCGAACTTGAGGCCCCTCGACATCCACACACCGTAGAACACCAGCGGCAACACCAATTCCGCAGTCGCCACACCAATCCTCACATACCGGTCGGTGACCTGGTCGTTGAGCTGATGCTGCTTGAGCTGCTCCTCGTTGGCCCGGGCGGCCTCGTCACCATCGGCCTGACGCTCTTTCAAAGTGAGCTCAGCACGATGCTGCTTGCTGTCCATAGCCCGACGAAGACGCTTCTCATCAGCCTCAGTCTTGGCCTTGATCTCGTCGATACGGAGCTTGTGTAGTGCTGTGAGATTCTTGATTGCCTCCGACTTCTTTTCGTCGTCGGATGAGAGGGAACTCAAGTTGGTGAGTTCCGCCTCGATCACCTCGTCCAGCAATTTCTTGATCTCTGCCATTTTGCATTTCTCCTTTCAGTTTTGAGTTGGCTCCATAATAGCCACTGCTATTCGTGCGGGAGAAAGTTTTCGACCCGAACCTTAAAGACGACGCGCCGTTTGCGCATAATGGTCCGGACGTCCGTATCCAACTCCAGAAACAGATAGGGCTCGCTGGTCGGGTCAGAGCGGTCAACACGGAGATTGCCCAAAGGCCGGCGATGGGATAGCACCACGCCGATGAGAAGCCCGATAAGAATACCAACGGCGATTTCCATAGATGCACCTCCAAAATGATTTTCAGAATTTTCAACCCGGGAATTTTTCAGATACTAATTTAGCATGTTTTCCGGTCACCTGCGTGCTGGAAAATATAAAAAGGAAAGAGGCCCTGTTATAGGCCTCAATCCTCTCCGGGTCACATTACTTCCGATACAACAGTCTTCAGCGCTTGCGCTGCCGCTTTTGCGTCGTATGCTTTCGCCAGTGACATTGCCCGATGTCCGTCTGCCAGCAGATTAAACGCTTGCGCCTTTTGCGTCTGTCTAATCCCAAGGGCAGCAGGAACAATGGACAACATCAAGACTCCGGCAGACACTGTGGCAAAAGCCATAGCATAAGTCAGGACCTTGTTTTCAGTTTCCATGATGCAACCTCCTTTCCATAACAGGAAGTGCAAAATTTGCGGTTAGTCTCTTGCTTTGTCCAGCAGCCAGAAGAACCGTCTGTACCGGTCATAGTAGACGTCACGACAGCAGGGGATGCCATGCTGCATCTTCAAGGTGTCGTAGGACAGTCCCTCGGTCACGGCCCGCAAAATATAAGTATAGATCTCCGGGTCGGCTCCGATGGCTGCCTGCTCCACCATCTTCATGCGGTCGGCAAAGAACAGCCGTGACTCCGCACACCTGGCGGTCGGGTCGCCGTGTATCTGCCCGCTACGAACAAAGATTGCCAGGTCAGCCGGACGGCGGCTCAGACTGTCAAGCGCCGCATGGGCCTGCTTCCAAATGGGATACTGAAGACAGAAATGCTTGAGCTCATAGTAGCGGTGGCGCTCGATCCAGTATTTGTTTTTGCCTGAGATCTCGGGGCGTATTGCGGTTCCCATTACCGTCTCTCTCCTTTCCACAAATATCCCGTCTCTTCGTAGAGCTTCTTGGGGGAGATGTAGAAGTTGATACGCCCCAACCTCGAATCCATCTCCTCAATGCTGGTGACCAGCTTACCGCTGCGAGTGGCCTTACCAATCGGGAGCCATCCGGACACGATCCCCGCTCGAACCCACGATGCGTCTTTGCCATACACGCGGGCCGCAACAGCGACCGGAACTGAGCCGGAGGGGAAATTTTCCTCACTCATTGGCGTTTACCTCCTTTCAACGGCTATTCTAAGTTTGTAGTCGCTTTTTGTTAAAAAGAACTCGGTCAAAAGGAAAGAGCCCCTGTTACAGGGCTCCGTCCCCTTGAATCACATTTTGCTCAGGTAAACAACACCCTCACGAAGCGACACCTTAATGGGGTGGCCAGATTTCTTTGTGGCGACGCCCAGGCACGACCGGCAGACCTGTGCGGATTTGTAGTCATGGTCGCTAAAGTCGATTTGCACGACCTCGGCGTCCCCTTTCACAAATTCCTCAATAAGGTCTTGCAGGTGATGCCTGCCTCGCCGCTTAGGTACGGCCTCCACAGGTATAAGTTTCATGTTCTGTTTCTCCTTTCAAATATGGATTCCTCCATAAAAGGAGTTGCGGTTCCTGCGATTTCCAATTAGCCATGGTCAGTTCGCAAGGGTAGTCCTCGAAGCCAATAGTCTCACAGGTGATAAGCCCCTCCAAAACCCCGAGGATGACCTCGGCCTCATATTGCTTATGCGGAAATATTAGCTCTGGCAGCTCTCTATGAAAAGCACCACACTCAGAGCAGCGAAGCCGTCGTATCTTGACCCAGGAAGTGGCCCGGTTCTTCGTTCGTACAATTCGTGGAACCATTCCATAATACTTCAACGCCCCACCGCATTTGGGGCAAACAGACACATCCACGCTAACCATATCTCGGCCTCCGCTAATCTAAGTTAGGAGCGTGTCTAATCTAAATTAAAAATTTTGTGTAGGAATAGCTTGACAAACTCCTACACTATGATATATTATTATTTTGGAGGTGTCAATCATGCTTATCAAATGTCCTGAATGCGAGCTGCAAGTCAGTGACAAGGCTCCGGCCTGTCCTCACTGTGGCTATCCGATGCAGCCGACTGCCAAACGAAAACCGCGTGCCAAGAATAACAAACGACGACGCCTCCCAAATGGCTTCGGACAAATCACGGAGATAAAAACCAACAATCTTCGCAAACCGTTCAGAGCAATGGTCACGGTTGGCAAAACACCTGAGGGGAAACCTATTTGCAGACCCCTTAAACCGGAGTCGTATTTTCTAACTTACAATGACGCTTATGCGGCCCTCGTGGAATATAACAAAAACCCCTATGACCTGGAGCCGTCCATCACAGTCAAAGAACTCTATGTTAAATGGACGGAAGAGTATTTCAAGACCTTAAAAGCAGACGGCAGTGTTCGAGCGGTCACATCCGCCTGGGCTTATTGCTCGGCAGTCTATAACATGCGAGTGAAAGACGTTCGTGCCCGCCATGTCAAAGGCTGCATGGAAGAGGGAACCGCAGTTGTCAGGGGGAGAGAGCAGCACCCCAGCGCATCCATGAAGAACAAAATCAAGTCCCTGTTCAATCTCATGTTGGACTACGCCCTTGAGTATGAATTGGTCGACCGGAACTACTCCCGCACATTCAACCTGACCGAAGAGACTATCAAAGAGATCCAAACGGTGAAGAAAGAGCATATGCCCTTTACCGAAGAAGAGATGGGGCGTCTCTGGACCCATGTCGATGACAAACGGTTTGTAGACGCCATGCTGATCCAGTGCTACTCAGGCTGGCGTCCCCAGGAGCTCGGCCTATTGGAGCTGGAAAATATAGATCTGGAGAACTGGACGTTCAAAGGCGGCATGAAAACTGACGCCGGCATGGACCGAGTCGTTCCCATCCATTCGAGGATACGCCCTCTTGTTGAGCGAAAATATAAAGAGGCTCTGACAATCGGCAGTAAATACCTGTTCAACTGTACGGACGGCCGGAGTGGCAAACCTACGATAATGACCTATCAGCGATACCAAAAGGGTTTTGGCATGGTTCGTGAGGAACTGAAGCTGAATCCTGAGCATCGTCCGCACGATGGCAGAAAACATTTTGTCACAGCTTGTAAAAAGGCCGGGGTTGACGAGTATGCCATCAAATATATGGTCGGCCACAAGATTTCGGACATCACCGAAAAGGTCTATACCCAGCGAGAGTTTGAGTGGCTGAAACAGGAAATCGAAAAAATAAAATAGGGTGCGCGATGGGCGGAATTTTTTGACAGCGCCTCCATGTGTATCAGATTGACTTTGGACGAGAACCGGAGGTAATAATCCAGGAGAAACACTATTCAATCGGAAAGGAGGGAAAGCTCTATGGCCAGATTGACAAACGAAGAAATCAGACGCATGTCCCTTGATGAAGCCGATGCATATACCGACGCGCATCCCGCTGAAGCATGGCTTAAAGGCCGGGATTCTCGCTCCCGAGCCTGAGATGGTCGAAGTGGTCTGATAACAACACAAAGCCGCCCCTAACTGCCACCAACGGTCAAGGGCGGTTTCCTTTCCGACTGAATACTATTTCTCCTCGGATTCGGTCTCCCAAAGGTTCCCTGCTTCGTCAGGAACAAACCTGCGACTGTTCTCCGGGTTTATCGCATGGGCAACGTCTGTGGTATGCCGACATTCCCGACCTCTTTTGTAGCAGCCGGTTTTCGAGCAAGTTTCCACGTTGCCGTCGCATAAATATAAGATTTCTTGCATGGTAAATCCTCTCCTCAGAAGTGTAGGAATAGCTGTATAGGAATAACATAGGAATAAAATACGAGTTATCTACATTTCTTTGCTTTTACCCACTTCTTACTGCTTCTCAAACCGTTGGAATAACAGCATTTAGCAGTAGATGTGTCTTAAAGATGTTTCTATGATAGAAGCATAAAGTCCCGTATTTCCAAGGCCTAAACGGTCAAGGTGTAGGAGTAGTCAAGGAATAAACGACACTCCTACACCTTTTTCCGCTTCTAATTACTGTTTGCCGGTCCTGCCGATAGCCTCCATGAGCTTGTCATAACCAAACATGGCTGCATACGCTACCATGAACCCCAGCACGACCGCGGCGGCCACCATATACCATACCACCGCGATAGCCTTGATCTGACAGTAGGCGAAGAACGCCACCAGCGTGAGTACCATCGAGACGGCGACCGCCAGAATGTTGGTCGGCAGCTTGTCCCAGGTGACCTTCTTCAGCACCTGGACGACGATGTTGGTCACCACCACCAGCACACCGATGACGCTGATGACCATGGACCAGTTCAGAACACTTTCCATTTTTGATTCCTCCTTATGTTATCCGACCCCATCAGGCGGAGCAGAGCCATGTTTATCCGGCCATGAATTGTTCTTGCTCAGGTTCTCGACGGCAGACTTGATGGCGTACACCAGCACCACGCCGATGATCTCGGTAAGCGCCACCTGAGATAAACTCTCGGCAATCTGCTCCTTGCCCATCCATGCGAGGATGTAGCTGCACCACACCCAGGCAATACCGTTAAGCAGGCAGACCCACACGATAATTTTCATAGTGGTCGCTTTCTTTTTGCTCGGTTCAGAGAGGTCGAGGGTTGGTTCTTCAACGACGTCCTCCGG